ATCGAACCCGGTACCTGCGCATTACGAGTGCCTCAATTGCTTATGCTGCAATCAAATAATGCGCTATATCGTAAGGAACTGTCAAGAACCTTTCGCATCCTTTACCGTTCCGGTATCTGCAAATATCTGTCGTTTTCCGTAGTTTTTTCTGAGGTTTCGCCTAATGTGTGTCCTTACTCTGCGATCGTGAAAACGCCCTGAGGCCTGCGCGAGAGCCCGGCAGCGCGGGCGATGACATCGGAAGCAAAGTCAATGATGATTGAAGCGCCAACGCGGCCGTGGTCCGTCAATTCGGCGTTTGCCGCATCCGCGACGAAAGCGAGCATATCCAAAGCATCATCGATACGATCGCTGGCCTCGAGGTCCAAAGAATCGGTTCTTTTGTCCATGATTCACTCCTAAAGAGCTAAGATTTTATTCATCACCGGCGACGCCGGCGTATGGTCGCAGATGTAATGCTTCGCCGTTGTCGAGGGTGAGGCGTGGCGAAGGAAGCGGGAAACGGAAACAAGGTCCATGCCATTGAGCGATAGGAGAGTCCCGCATGTGCGGCGGAAAAGGTGCGGCCCTACCTTGTAGTCGCGGCTGAGTATTCCTTGGTCCTTTGCGGTTGCGAGAATCGCTTGCACACGCTCCCATAGCCCATGGGGGGTCATCGGCCGCGGCGTGTCCCCGTGGTAGCGGGGGAGGGCAAAGAACACGCGATCGGACGGGGAGGGCTCCCGGCGATAGGTTGCCCGGAAGGCCTCGCGGGCGGCTTCAACGGCCCGAGGGTCGGCGATCTCTTGGCGGAACGGCTTCGCCCCCTTGCCTACGCCCGTGGCTGTCCAGATCCCCGTATCAGGGTCCTTGTCGAGGTCTGCAAACGTTAGGCGCGACAGCTCGGCCGCGCGAAGGCCCGAGACGACAAGGAAGAAGACCGTCGAATAGTCGGCTTTCGCCTTCGGTGTCGCCCCGGCCGCGAGTTCGGCGAGGAGCGCGCGTGTCTCCGTTGCGCTCAGGGCTCGCTGTAGCTGTGTCGGAGCCTTGGCCGACAGCTTCTTGATGAGAGCCGGGGCCATGCCACGGAAAGGCGATGGGAAGCCCGGAAGTCGGTCCTCGATATTCGCGTAGAATCGTTTGAGAGCCGCGATTTTATTGATCGCGGTGTTTCGATCGACTCCGCGGCGGGTAACGCAATCATCAAAGAAGGCTTCTATCTCGGCTGCTGTCACTTGTAGGGGATTCAACCCGCCCGAAAAGTCGTACAATTGCCTGACGGCTACCATGTACGTCTGGTACGTTCCAGCCGAGAGCCCCGACCCGTCGAAGAGGTAGCGCTTTACATCGTCGAATGACTGGATCTTCGCGAAGAGCTCGGCGGCACGTGTGGCAGCTTCGTTGAATCGAGAAGGGAGGGCTAGGTCATTCATGTGAAGTCTTCGGCGCCTTAGGTTCTTTCCAGGCGACTGTTTTCTTTATGTGGTCGATAAGGTCATCCCGCATGGTAACTCCTCGCCCCGCACAATTCGACTTGTACTTATTCCGTAAGTCCTCGTCTAGGTTTTTAATCACAATCTCCGCCATGCTTGCCTCCTTGATACGTTATATACTGCATTGTTCGCATGCGCAAGAGAAAATAACATGTTGTATCCATTATTTCGGAAAGAATGTGAAGTGATGTTGACATCGATGCGAAAGGTCTGTAAGACAAACTAGGAGGCTTTTATGAAGAAAACATTACTAATATTGTTAGCCTTTACGATTGTATTGGCTACTGGATGCACTACCATTCCGCAGAATATGGCATACCTAGGCGAGGAGACGCGAGTGCCTAGCGTCGTGGGTTCTACTTCGCATATTGATATCCTTGGAATTGGAACGACTCCAGATTCTGCCGCGCGTGAATATGAAACCGCTGTGGCAAATGCTTTCAAGAACGCCCCACAGGGAACCGAAAAGCTAACGAATATTAAGTCTTTCAAAACCCAACACTTTTTCCTTCAGGTGCTTGGGAGCATTTTCGTTTTATTCGGGGCTCAGCTATATGAAAATGGGGCAAATTATGGGCTGATATTTGAGGCCCTAGGCATGATTCCAATGAGTGCAAATATTTATACTCTTTCAGTAGTCGCTACTCCCGAATAAGGCTCGACTCAAAGGTCCCTCTTGCGCAAAAGATTCGATAAATCGACGAAATATCTTCGTCGCCCTCGTAATCTGGTTTTTTCTCATAGTTCAGGAACCTAGCATCTCTATACCAGCCGGGATATAGAATAGGGCAGTATTTTTCTCATAGTTGCCCCCTGCGACGGGCAACAGACTTAAAGAACTGAAAAGTTACCTTGCCCCGCATTCAACAGCCGGAAGATGGGTGGTATCGCGTACCACCCACTCATGCAACGTTGCACGAGTCTAGCGCCATTTCGGCGCAAGCGGACCATCCATTCAGCGGATGGTGACCGGCGAAGTATTCTCGTCAGTCTGGCGAAAGTTTTTCGTCAGTCGGAGGATGTAGGCATAAGCCTGGCTTAGCCTTATGCCGATGACCCTAAATCCGGCTGATGGTCATTCGGGGGCCTCCAATGACTCGGCGTATTGAATACCGTGAGTTATTAGATGCCCCACGCGCGAGGAGTCGAGGACCTTAATTTGGTCCATTTTGGACGATGTTTTCTTAGATGCCCCACACGCGAGGAGTCGGGAAGGGTGTCTACTAGGCATACATCCTTGCATTTACCATACGCGAGCTGACCTCGACCGAATCGAAGTCAGCTATTTGTTCCCCATCTGCGCCAAGTTTGGCTTGTACCCGCACCCTGGCATTGAAATCCTATGTGCCCCATGCGCGGATGATACCTACAACTGCAATTGCAGGGCCTGTGCCGCGCGCGCGAGGAGTCGGGACGATGAAAAACTCGCTAAGCCGGAATTAACGAGTATGAGTCCCACGCATGAGGAGCCCATGGGAGTCTCTGCCAAAATGGAACAGGTCTCTGCCAATGAGCCCCACGCACGAGGAGCCAATGGGCTGGGTGCCCGATACCCAGCCCCTGCGGGGCAAGGCGAGTAGGGCCTCGGATTAATGTCCGAGGTCCATTGCGTCGCTCCTAGGCGGCTTCGCCCTCGCCCTGGTCAGTCGTCGAGCCGTCGTTGAGCTGACGGGCGACGGCATCCGAAGCGGAGAGGTCCGGGTGAAGGCCCGCAGCGACTTCTTTCTGGAAAAGCACCATTTCACCCTTGGGGTCCTTCACGAAGGGGGCGAACTTGCGAATAAGGGTTTCGGTCGAAATTCCCTTGTCGGCGTAGCCCGCGAAGGCTTCCATTTCGACGGCCACGTCCTCGGGAAGGTTCCGTCCCCAATGAATATCGACCGCGGCCGGCGCCGCCTCGGTCTTGCCTATGATCGCCCCGAGGAGGGCTAGCCGGTCTTCAAGGCCGACGCGGAAGTATGCTTCTTTCCCCGCGGCTAGATTCTCGAACCCGTAGAGCAACTTCCCGAGAGCGACGCCCGAAAGCCTGTCGCCCGCATTTTCTACAAGGTCCGGGACGTGGCTTTGTCTGTGGATCTCGTCGCGAATCCACTTCGCCGCGAAGGATAGGAATTCTGACGGGATTTCCTTCGTGAGGAAGCTCGCCTGTCCATCCTCGAACATCTCCAGGACGCGGGTATACTTCGCTTCCTTCACGTCCTCTTTCGCCATGCTGAGGCCCTTCAATACGAGGTAGGCCGAGGCGAAGCGGTCCATTTCGTTCAGGGAATCGCTTAGAAGGATGTCGTATGCGTCGATAAGGTCCTTCACGGCGTCAAAGTCCCCGCCCCAGTCGTCCGCATTCTGGTATATGACGAGAGGAACGCGCCCGTAGTAGTGAGGCTCTATCGGCGTTTCCCTGGCCGTCGCCGCCTCGCCCTTCGCCCGGTAGTGTTCGACCGCGTCCGTGTAGTACACGTCAATGAACGTCTCTTCCCCTACGGGATAGTGACGGATTGCCGCGACGAGGCGAGCGTCTAGGGAATAGTCGAATAGGGGGACGATCTCCCAGGGGTCCACGGGTGCGAAGCGCGGGACCTTGTCCACGGGGGCCGTCCAATGGAGCTCGAACGCTCGCCCAAACGTTGCCGCCTGGCGGCCTAGGCGGGCCGTAGTGAGGTCCGCGCGGTTCCTCGCGAGGATTTCCCCGAGGCGCTTCCCGTAGGCCTCTTCCTGCGCCTTGTAGGTGATAAGGCCCGGCTTGAACATGTAACCGCACACAGTATCGATGATCGAACGGGCGTAGGAAACGCGGATTCGATTGTCTGGCGCGTCGAGGGAGGGCCTCGGTCGGTCGGTGATCTTTGGATTCTCCCCGCGTTCGTATCGATCGTTTTCTCGGAAGCGGAAAACTTCATGATTGTTGACGAGGGCGAGCACGTCCGCGACGGGGATTCTCTCCCCTGGTTTCAACGTAATTTTTTGAAGTTTTAATTCCCTTACTGACATTTTAGCTCCTTTTCAGTAGATACCCAGGTCCGCGGCGGTGACGCTGGAAACGGTCAACGTATGCCGGTTCCATAGCGGTTCGGTCGCGTAGCGTAGGGCGTCGATTGCGTGGTCATTTTTCGGGACGGGCAAGTCCGAGACGATTCCGTCCCTACTCTCCGCGTACTTGTATTCCGCGAGTTCGCGGGCGAGGTTCGGCGTCTTATGGGGGTCAACGTGGATTGCCTTGAAGCGCTTCAAATAGTCGAGCCCGGTCTTTATAGAATCCTTGCCCTTGCGGGCGCCTTCGACCTTGTAGCCGTCCCTTTTGAATTCGACGATCCTATCCGGCTCGGCCGAGTCGGCCACGGTGAGCCGGCGGGGGTCTAGCACGGCTCCCTTCAAGGCCTTCACTAGGTCGCTATTCGTCAAGCCGCGTTGGTAGAACTCTTCCAGTATGTAGAGCTCTTGGTCCCGGATTCCGCAACGTATCGCGGCGGCCGGATCGTTGAAGCCGAAGTCGAGCCCCTGGTAAATCGTCGGGAAAGCATCGGCAAGGTAATTAAACGGCTGAAAAATTACGTTAGAAAACACAAGGCCACGAAGGACGGCGAAGTCACCGTCGGTGTAAACCGATCGATGATAGGCGTCTGTCTCGCTCTCCAGTTCGGCAATGTATTCGGCGTCAAGAAACCTATTGTCTCTATACGTGGACTTGAGGAAGCGCGCCTTGCCCGTGTCTACAAGGTCTTTCTTCATCCATAGCGCGCCCGCGACTGGATTTGCGGTCAAAATAATTTGCTTGTATCCTGGCGTCTCGCCACGAAGGCGGCGGTTCAGTTCCTTGCAGTCCGCGCTTTCTGCCTCGCTCGCCTCTTCAATCCATCCCGATGTTATGCCTACGATAGATTTGAGCTTTTCGGGGTCATCAAGGCCCGCGAATAGGATCTCAGAACGAAAGACCGGGAAACGAATCGAGAAATCCGAGGCCCGGAAGTCCATGTATCTCGAAATGCCGAAGGTTTCTGCGGTGTCGAGCATGAGCTGCACGACGGATCGCCGTAGCGTACTTGCGTACTTTCTAGCGATTAAAAGGCGGTGTTTTCCCTCCGTCACGATGCGAAACAGTTGCTTTTGTGCAACGAATACGGACTTCCCCGAACCGGCCCCTCCGAGGAGGACAAGGAAGCGCGAGTCGTCCTCATATAGCGGATAAAATACGTCGTTCGTTATGTCGGGCAGGGGCCGAAGGTCAACTTCTAGCGTTGGCATTCCGCATTCCTTCCGGGAATAGGATCGCTATCTTTACGTCCGTCTCGGATCTCAGGTCCCCGAGCAGCTTCCCTTGCAACTCGAGGAGGCCGCGGGCTTCCCGAACGGCCGCGAGGGCGAGGGCCGGGCGCTCTTCCTTGCATCGGGTGAATATCTCAAGGACGGCCGCGTTATAAGCGGTCACTTGCTCAAGGATGCTCTGTCCCGACTGTTGTCCCGATTGCGCGGCGATCTCTTGAACGGCCGCAGCGTAGTTAGAAGGGACAATGTCCCCAGTTGTCCCGCTATTGTCCGCCTCTTCCTGTAGTTTCTCGATGCTGTCCCGCAATGGGCAGGCGAGGCTGTCCCGCTTGGCTTCTTCGGCTTCCATGGTCGGGGCGGGCTCTCGTTTCGCCCTGGCGGCCTCTACAGCGAGTCGTACGAAGCCGGGGAGCTTATCCCTATGCCGCTGTACCGCGGACTTCGGAATACTGTACTTCGCGGCTATCGCGCGAACGCTTGCGCCGGCTACTAGCTCGGCCTCGATGGCGAGGCGCTGCGGGTGCATCTCTACGGCGTTCGGCCTCATGCTGCACCCACCGTCTCCGCGAACTCTTCGATATTGGGCTCGGAGTCGGGACTCACCTTCCAGCGCGCTATGGCATCATCAATGTTTCTGCCTATAGGAACTAAATAACACAGACAGCAAGGATGCTGAGTTGACGGCGCTTCCTCGGGTGGATAATTCCCGGCCCCAAGGCCGAAAAGGTTTTGCGTCGCGAGGCTGTCGCAAATATCGGGGACGGGGTGCGAGCGCGAAAGGCGAAAGCCGATTGCCACGATCGCTGGATTTTCCATCGCGGCCGCGATTGTTCCGTCGTTGAACGCGCGGGAAGCCTCGGTCCTGGCGAGGCGTAGCGACTCGTAAGAGAGGTTGCCCGGTACGCGCCCATTCATGCGGGCCATCATGTTCGGATAGTGACTCGATAGTGTCTTCGAGCCCTCTTTCACGTATCCCTCGAGGGCCTTCGCGATTCGAGTGGCATCGTAGCCTTCCGCAAGCCCCGCCCGCACGATGTCTTGGATGGTCGCCGAGGTCTTTGCGGCATTCGTCCAGATTCGCTCAGAAAATGTTCGGCCGAAGCGCGCCTCTGCCTTGTACGCATTGGCCGCGCGACTTGTTACTGATTCTAGGGCCTTCCGGATCTTCGCCGGCGTGGCGATCTCAGCGAAGGCGTCGGCCGCGAGTTCTATGATGGGGGAAGCTCCGAGGGAATAGGAACGCTCTATCGCTCGCCCGATTCTGGCTTCGATGGCGATGGCGAGGGCGGTGACTTCGCGGGCGAGGTTTTTTTCAAGGTCTTTCTTCCCGCGCGTTGTGAGCTTGCCGTCTATCGTCTCGGCCTCGGAAAGGTCGGCCACGTCGTCGGCTATCTTGGCAACGGTGAGAGCGTAAAGGGCAAGAATATCGACACGGCATTGCGCTATATCGTTCAAAAAAGCTTTTCGGCTCTCTCGCCAAACTCCCGTTCGCCTAACGTCAACGCCCATTGAACTCCGTTCGAAAAAATTGCCGCGGATAACCCGCCGCGGCGCCGGGCATACGAACCATTCCGGAGGGCCAACGGCCACGGTAGGTGTTTCAAGCAAGCCTCGGATTTTCCGCGCCGAGGCGCCGCGTTGACCTATGAAATCCGCCCGCGATTTCCCGCACGGGCGCGGGGAAGGAGGAGAGAACGGCTGTTCGCGCAATGCCCATAACGCGAGCGCCGATTTTTCATGACTAGCCCAGGACCCTGACGGCGAGTTCGGGATATAAGACCGCGAGGCCGTAGAGAAGATCGAAGGCGACGCGCTGCTTCTTCGTGCTCGCGTCCCAGGAGAAAGTGACGCGGAGGGGGAAGCCGTCGTAGGCCATAGTGGCCGATTCGGCGCCCTGAGCGGGAGCGAGAGGCCGGGTCACGAGGGCGAAGGCGTTGCGGTTGAAAATGACGTTCGCTGTGTGTGAGGCGATGACCGTGATGGTCTTCCCCGCGACGGCCGAGGGAAGCGCGGGATAGAAACTCAGGCTTCCCGTGCCGTCAGCGAGGGTTACGGCATCCGCGGTCGCGACGTACTGCCCGGCGATATCGGCGATGGCGAACACGTCGCCCTTCTTCAGGGTTTTCACGTTTCCGCCGGCCGCGATGGTGCCAATTAGCGCGCCCTTGGCTCCCGAGAGGGTCGCCGCGGCGGCAAGGTCGCCCTTCGTGTGCGCCTTGACGTTCTGGTTCATGAAAAAGTCGATTCCGTAGACGCGGCCGATTGCCGCCTCGCGGAGGGTGCCGGTCATGCCGGACGCGTCCACGCGTGCGAGGCCATCGAGCTGAACTAGCTTCGCGTGGGCCTCGGGGTCGAGGACGCCGAAGCGATCGACAAGGGGGGCTTTTGCGACGTTCAGGGCCTTCATGGGGGCCGCGAGGTCGGCGAGCGTGGACGGGGTCGTCCCGGCCGTGCCGGACGTGTAGGGGACAAGCTCGGCGAGGCCGGCAAGGTCGGCGTCGATCTTCTCGGCGATGGCCGCCATAGCGGGCTGTCCGATGTCCTTCATGAAGTCCACGAGGGTCATCTCGCGCGATTCGAGGGCCATGTCTACGGACGCGATCTTGTCTAGGGTGACGGGGATCTTCGTCTCGGCCACGTCCTGAACATCCGCGGTTCCGTTGAACTCGCCCGCGGTGAAGACGGGCGGCCGGGTAACGTTGACGGTGTCGTTCCGTCCCTTCACTTCGGCGCTGTAGTCCGTCCGCACGAGGCGGGCGAAAACCGTATTGCTCTTGAGAATGGGCAGGGCCTCGCGAGCGATGGCCTGCGCAGTAAGAATAGTATTGCTCATTTAACTCCTAAATACCGGGCTATGCGCCCGACGATCTGTTGAGGATATCCGCCGGTTAAGGCGGCGTCATAGGAAAGAGATTCCCCGAGAAGGTCGGTCTTCTCCGAGGCGAGGCCGGCACGGCTTCCAGGCCCGAGGCGGTAGCGGATCATTTCAACGGCGACAGCAGTAGCCCCGGCCGGATAGACCGTTACGCCTGCGGCGTCCTCATCGAAGGGCCTATTCCGAATGAGAAGATAGTCGGCTTCGATACTTGGAATGATTGCGGTGACCGCCGCTTCGTACTCGTCCGTCGTCGCGAAGGCCTTCGCGAGTTCGGGCGCGAGAGCAGTCACCTGTGCGAGCGTTACGATCGCCATTAGTTAAACCGTCCACGATCGGCGAGCTGTTTCTCTCGCGCCTTCATGTATGCCTGATCGTCCAGGCTTCCGAGGTCCACGGAGTCCCCGGCCTGCGGGGCCGGCGAGCCGTAGACGGCCGCGCGAACTTTCTCCGCGACGAGAGCGTCAACGGCCGTTTTTAGGCCCTTCACGCTTGCGCTAATCTCCTCGGCCGACTCTCCCCCGATGAACGGGGCGAAGGCGGCGGGGAGGCCCGCGGTAGTTGAAGCGGTGAGGCGATCGGCTTTGACCTTTTCGGCCCGGAAGGCGGCGCGCTCGGCTTCGAGGGCCTTTCCCTTCTCGGCGAGGTCAAAGGCCGCGCGCTCTTCGGCGGTCATTTTCTCGGCCCTGAGCTTCTGTAGTTCTGTGTTTTTGGCATCGAAGCGCGACTGCCACGTTTTCTCTGTGGCCTTCACCGCTTCGGCTATCATCGCCTTCACCGCGTTCTCGTCGAGCCCGGCGGTGGGCTTTGTCTGCTGTTGACCCGGCGTCGTTTCCTTCGCTGTTTCCCCGGCAGGCCTTTCGTTACTCTCTATATCCATTCGGCTCCTTTTTATGGTTTTGCGAGCGCTACAATACCGTAGGCTTCGCCGTGATCGCGTAACGCGACGACGGGGCCAACTGTCCACGTCGATCCGTCGCGATCGAAAATGTCTTTTTCAAGGATGTCGCAATCTCTCGCGGCATAAACACGCATAGTCGCGGCGATGTAGCTGCCACCCTGTGTTACAACCAAGGTCGGGTCCGCCTCAACGCGCTGCACGCGGAGTTGCCGCGTACCGATCGTGGCAGGGTCTGCGTAGGTCCCGTCCTCGAGCGGCATCGGCCTTTTTATTTCAATATCCTCTGCGCCGCGATCGAGCATGGCGCGAAAGGCTAGCTCGCGGCTCAACACAACAGCCCCTCGTTCGTCAGCGCACAGACTTCGGCCATTCCCTCGAGATAATCGGCGAAGTCGCGCCCGCCCGTCGCGAGGAAGGCGGCGAGATTTTCAAGAACCTTGCCCGTGCCGAGGGTCGAGGCGAGAATTTGAATTTTTTCTCGGTCGAGGTCCAACAGAATGAGGGCGGTATCGGTATGAATCGACCATGTTTCGCGCATCGCGACGATGATATCCGCGGGGTCAGCGTCTCGTAAAACTATGGGCTTCTTTGGCCGCTTTGCGATATGGTTCACGCGACGGCCTCCTTCCCGGGCTGAAAGAGCCGCCCGAGCACGGCACTCAGTCCTTCGCGCTGCTCCTCATAAGCGCTTCGGCGCTCCTCGGGGGTCGGAAGCGCGAGTATTTCCGAAAAACTGTCGGCATCATTTGGATCGAAGCCGCAATCGGCACAGAGAACACCACCGGGGAGGCGCTTGTAGTTAATCCCGCCGCATATCGGGCACGGACGGGACATGGTTTCCTGATTTTTCGCGGCCGTCTCGGCGGCTTCGTCTTGCCTTTTGGCCTCGCGGCGGCGCTCTTCGAAAACGGCGATGACTTCCGGGAAAGTGCTCGGCTTCTGATTCAATCTCCACCCGAGTGTCGCGACTGTTGCGGATGATGCGATAAGCGCGGCGGCGATCCGCCGGGCGATACTTGCGTCGAGTTCCCCGAATTCCAAGAGCTGTTCATAGAATTCTGCGCCATCATGGGCAAGGTCGGGGTACTTCTCGCGAAGCGCCGTGATAAAGTCGGCATATCCTTCGGGTGAGTCGGTAGCGGGTGCTTTGACGGGCTGTTCCGCCTTGGGCTGTGGCGCCGGTTTCTCAGTCGCCGGGATATGAGGCTGGGCGTACAGTGTGTATACGTTTGTGCGCGGGCCTGTCTCGTTGTACCGCCGTGATACTTTCGCGAGATAGCCCTTGTCGATTAGGGCCGCGATAGCGGCCTTTGCGGTGGTTTCTCCAACTCGAGCCACTTCCGCGATTTTGGGGATCGAGGGGAAACAATGATGTTCGCCATCCGCGAATCTCGCCAAGGCGACAAAGCACAGCAATTCGTTTGCTGTAATGTTTTTATCATCTAACACGGTGTCGGGAATGAGCGCGAAGCCCAAAGCCCAACCACGCCGAAGTTCACTCGCTTCTTCCGTTGACGCCCCCGCTGCTAATATTGAGAACCATTATGCCGCTGTGGCCTTTTTTTGTTCAATGAACCGTTCAAGGTCACGCTCATCGATTCGCACAACGTGCGGAGTCAGTCGGACTACCGGCAGGCTTCCGTCCGCGGACATTCGGCGAACAGTAACCAGCGCGATATGCATGCGCGCTGCCGCCTCCGTGAGAGTTAACAACTGAGTCACGCCTTGCCCTCGGGTTCCCAGTCCCACTTGAGTTCGAGCTGTGCCCGGTCGAGGGTGTAGAGGTCCTTGCCGAATTCAAGATTGTAATTATTCTCAGCGAGAACGCGTGCGCGAACAATTTTACCGCGCAGTTCGTCCGCTTCGCTCTCACTGAGGGTGAGCATGTAGCACATGAAGCCCTCGAGATACAGGGTCAGCGATTTATCGCCGTCAACAAAGCGATCGAAAAAAGAATTTCGTGTCCTGGAATTTATATCCGCAACGATGCGCGTCTTTCTCTGAAAGTCCGGGGAATATTTATCCATTCGCCCTCCTCATGAACTATTGTATCATAGTGTCAATGTACATTGCAACCCCTCCCTCACATGAATAATGTACAAGGCCCTAGCCGGTAATGTGAGGAGCCTCCTTTGATTATTTGCACACCATGCGGCGACCGTGTTCTTTGGGTTTAGTTCCCAGTGGATATAGTTAGTAGCTGTATTGCGGCTCAGGGGTGAGTCGTCCCACGGCTTAGGGTGAGTCGCCGTGCGGCTCAGGCAGTAAGTCAGCGAATGCTTCCCCCGCCGCGACGCCGAGGCGTGCCATATCGGCTTCAGTCTTGTGGTCCGCATAGTGTTCGAGCATGGCGGCTGTTTTGTGTCCTGTCGCCCGCTGTACGGCTTGGGCGTCTAGGCGATCGGCCATGTTTTTGGCGTACCAGTGTCGCCAAGAGTGAAAATCAATGCCACGTTCGCGATATTCAGCAAGGATCTTCTCGCGCTTCGATTCATCGTCCCAAAGTGCGCCATTCATCGAGACGAGGGCTTTCCTCATGCCTAAAAGAATACGGTTTTCGTCGAGAGGCTTTTCGGCATAGCGCCCAGCGAACACAAAGCGTTCAGGCCCGGCGGGATGGGGGCTCTTCGCCTCGAGGGCGAGGATGGCCGAGCGAACTGCGGGTAAGAGCGGGACTTCGCGCGTTTCACCGTTCTTTGGGCACTTGAGGCCGTCGCGGATGGAATAGGAGTGGCGGACATAGAGGCGATCTTCTCCGATATCCTGGTGCTGAATGGCGAGCACCTCGCCGAGGCGGGCGCCGGTCGTTGCCGAGACGAGGCAGGCTACGCGGGCGCGTTCGTCTTCCCATGTCGCAGAGAAGAGGGCCTTCACCTCGGCGGGCTCGAGGATGCCGCGGCGCCGCGCCTGGCCCGAGAATCCGCGAAGGCCTTGCGTTGGGTCCACGGGTATTAGCTCATTTGCCGCGGCCCACCGAAGGGCCGTTGTTGCGGCACTCAAGGTCTTATTCACAGTCGCGGGCGCGAGACCCTTACTTCTCAAAGTAAGGCCAAGGGCGGCGAGGTTCGACCGCTTCACCTCTCCGAGAGGTAGCCCCTCAGGGAGGATTGTCCCAATCTCGCGGGCGCGCCCTTCCATGTCTTGGCAATGACGTTTGGTCGCTCGCTGGCCATGTGCAAGACGTTCTTGGATGTAGGGGCTTTCCCATTTCCAGAAATTCTGTAGCCATTCAGCGAAAGGCTCTGCCGCTGGCCCTCGGCTTGCACGCGCATCGATATCGATGAGGCCGCGGGCGCGAAGTTCGCCCACGATTCGAAGGGCGTCGGCCGACGTGAGCGGAGCCTCGCGAACTACGCGCAGGGCTCCGGCGACTGTGGTTTCCTCGGCGACAGCGCGCCTAGCACCTGCGGGTGTTGGAAGGCCATTCTTCAACCACTCGCCGACGACAAGGATAGCCTCATCCCGCGTGCGCTGATGCGTCGAGCGTGAAGCAATCCTCGC